AAAGGGTTTTTCGATAACCACTCTGGAGTGATCTGGGTCATCCAAGAACCCAGCCTCTTTAAGATTGATGATTGCATTTGCATACCTCTCTGGCGGAACAGATAAGAAATAAGTTGTGTCTGCACTATCATCATGGAGTTTCATCAAACTCTCTTGACAATCTAGATCACAAGAAACAAAATCTAACCAGTGACAAAAGTCTTCTGGATAATCCCCAAGTTTCTCCAACCAAGCTTCTTTGGGAAGATCTCTACGAGATGCTCCCACAATCAAAATATCTTTTGGAAGAAGTTTCTTCTTCCATAACTCATAGAGTGCAGGAATAAGTTTCTTCTTACACAAATCTCCAGTTGCACCGAAGATAACAATGCGTCTAGTGAGCGGTTCCGTTTCCATCATAGTTATCTGATTCGTAGTAGACATTTTCACCCTTTCGTTTCCCGAAATAGATGGTGGCACATACAAAAGGTAGTGCTCCCCAAAGTAGGACATCAGCGAACGTCATGACCACCAAACATAGCTCTCATTCCATTCAAAACCTTGGCTGCGAAAGCACCCAGACGGCGCGACTCAAAGCGTGCCCACAACGCACTGCTGATAACAGGAGCGGGTACGCCAAGATCCACAGCAGCGTGAACAGTCCAACGACCTTCACCAGAGTCTGATACTCCCCCATCAAAGTTGCTAAGCTCTCTATCGCTGCGTAATACATCAGCGGTAAGGTCAAGCAACCAACTACCAACCACGCTACCACGACGCCATAACTCAGCAACCTTAGCAACGTCAATATCATATTGATAGTCTGCTGGATTTTCCATCGGAGCAACCTCAGCATCACCTTCCTTAACGTATGCTGACCCAGCATTTGCTTCATGCAGGATATTAAATCCTTCTGCGTATGCTTGCATGATTCCGTATTCGATTCCATTATGAACCATCTTTACGAAATGACCAGCACCTGCAGCGCCGCAATGCATCCACCCCCACTCCTCAGGATACCAAACATAACTTCCGTCATGGGTCCTATCAGCTCCCTTGATACCTGGGCTGAGTGCATCAAAGAGTGTACGGCAGGTGGATACTGCAGTATCTGCACCACCAACCATAAGGCAGTATCCACGCTCCAGACCGTAAACACCACCACTAGTACCGCAGTCAAGATACGCGATGCCAAGTTTAGATAACCGTTCTGCCCTCCTGCGAGAGTCCTTAAAATTACTATTGCCATGATCAATAATAATATCTCCCTCCACACAAAACCGTAATAGCTCATTGAGTGTGTCCTCTACTGTTTCTGCTGGTACAACCATCATGAAGACGCCAGGAGTTTCTCCAGTCGTTTTATTTGAATGTACTATTTGAACAAGGCTTTCCAGAGAAGTGGCACATCCACTGATATAACCCTTTTCAAATTGTTCTTCAGCTTTTGCATAATTGTTTCTGAATCCATGTACTTCGTGACCTGCAGCAATGAGACGACGGGACATGCCCTCGCCCATTCTGCCTAAACCAATCATTCCTACTTTCATAATACTTTACCTGGAAGATAATCAAGTCCTTCAAGGACTTCGTTTAAAAGTGCTTCGTAACTTTTAAACATTTTGTCGCCTGCAATGAAACATCTTTGGCGTCTCCAGAGTGCCTCTGCAAGCATTCGTTTTTCCCTTTCGTCAAATCCGTCGAATCTCATTTGTTTTTTAGTAAATCTTCTACTTGTTTGCGAGCGTTAGACATTTTGTTTTTCTCTCGCTCGTCATGTTTATAACCATGTTTACCAGTTACAATAAAATGTCCCTGACATATCATAGTTATACCAAAAATGAATAGGGCAATTGTCCCTATCCATTCTAAAGTGTGATCTTGAGCCATGGCAGTAACGGTGGTATCACTCCAATGAGTCTAAGCAGACCCTCAGCAAAAAGTGCAAGAACAACCCAACCAACACACATACTGATAATTGAAGCATTACGATTGTGTCTGCGTATGGCATCATCAATCATCTCCTGTACTTCTTCTTTAGTTGTGAACTCTAGGGGTTCAATGTCCTTGCCCCATTTCCATTTCATTTGATCATCTCCATAGCATCGTGTAGTTCTTTTGAGTGATGTAGTTCATCGTTCAAAATTTCAAGGATCTTTTCATCATGTCCAGCATCCGCAAGGTACTTAGCATATGTAGTCGCTGCGTGAATCTCTACTTCGTAGGAGAGATGGTAAGCAAGGCGAGGAGCCACCCAATAATAAACCACGTTACTCCAATAGTAGATAAGAACGAGATGCTTGGCAACAAAGCGATCAATAAAATAAGCATTGCCGCCCCGACTTTCCATGTATTCCAGATGTTCTGTTTCATTGACTGATTGTTCAAAGTGCTGTTTCATTAAAAATAAATGCTCAGGACCACGAAGTCCCATGCTTTCACGAAAATGTAGTACACTGAGGAACGCAAAATATGGTGCCCGAGCAATTTCCTCAAGCACCCAGAATCTTTGATAGTCTCTCCCTTTATAGAGAAAGTCTAATACTGCCACAGTGATATCTAATACGACTGTGTTAAAATGTTTCATTCCACATGTACCGTGCCGATCATTCCTGCTCCTTTGTGTGGACCACACCAGTAAGTGTAGTCACCTGCTTCGGAGAATGCAACATCAAACTCTTCGCCTGGTAACATTGCCAGGGCTTCGTGACCTAACTCAGGGTGATCTTCTACGATCACATTATGAGGAGGGAGCATGTTGTTAACGAAATGAACAGACTCTCCAGCAGAGATAGTAACCTCTGCTGGTTCAAATACTAGATTACCGTTCGCGCCCATTTGTACATCTACAGCCCAAGCAGGTGTAGCAAGAAAGAGTGTTGCTAAAAGAGCAAAGAAAAACTTCATGTAGTTTTGTGCGACTACACTATCTAGGTATTTCTGTCACATAGGTATGTCTTTGTAACGAGGATTTGTTTTGACTTCCTGACTTATCATTTCAGCATGTTCTGAGGTACAGACGTTCCATTGTTCTCTTAATTTTTTTGCTTTTTCTTCATCTTTATCTTTAAATTTTGCATCGTACCATTTATACCAAATGGCAGCGCATTCATCAGACTTCTGCTGAAGATGAGGTTCCTTGTACACTGATGTACTCTTCTTGGTATGCTTTTAACTTCTGGATTAAATCGTCGTATTGTTCCCACATATATTCTGACCCAGTTTGATCCTGGTATACCTTACAGGCATTCATAAGGCGATAGATGTCCTGTTCTTTGAATCTCATGGGAAAACGCAGTGCGCTCATAGTATAGATATTTATCCAGGGGTTGACAACCCTCTACATACACAGTAAGATGATGGAGTCGTTATGAGGATTCTACCTATGGCAACCGCCGTTATGGCAGGCGCACTCGGTGCTCTGGCAACTGCTCAGTTTCTTGTACCATATCAGAAACCTGTTGTGGGAACAGCACCCCCGCCCGTAAAAATTCCAGTTGTGGTATATGAACCAAGATGGAATTGTCCTTCTTGTACTCCTGAGGAAAAGTATGTCCTTAAAGAACTCCAAGAACATACCAAGATCTCTGATAGAAACGCCTTGGCAACGATCATGGGGAACATCAAGCAAGAGTCCAACTTCGTTGCTAACATATGCGAAGGTGGTGCTAGAGTCCCTTATAGTCAGTGTACTCGCGGTGGCTATGGTCTCATTCAGTGGACATCACTAGGACGTTATAATAACTTGGGTAAGTTCTGTAATAATTTTGGATGTGACCCCAGTACATTAGAAGGTCAGACTCGTTACATGATTAATGAGTCTGTATTCCAACGTTACCTTCCAGAGTTTGAGGGTCGTGGAAAAACTATTCATCAGTATATGGTTCCAGCATACTACTGGTTAGGATGGGGTATTAAGGGATACCGTGAACTTTATGCTAACGAATACTATAAGAAATTTTCATTTTCATGAACGAAGATTGGCGCTACAATGAAGATAGGATGAAACTTAGGCAAGAAGTCCTGAGTATTCTTCTTAAAAGATATGGTGGTGAACTCGATGACACCAGAAAATCTAAGTATACAAATCAGTCTATATACCAGTGTGCTCATGATTGGGTATCACAGGGACATAAAATTTCCTCTGGTGTAGTCAAGTACTACGAAGCATATTATGCGATCATCGAATGAGTTCTCACCAGGAGGACTTGACGTAACTCCAGTCAATGTGTTACGATTACTAAGTGAACTTGAGGGGTCATCCCAACTTCTCAAGTACATGGGTTTCCAAGAAGATCAGGAAACCCTTGACAAACTTAAGAAGAAGTACTATGCTATGTACTTCAGACTTAAGAAATCTGAGACTCGCTAGCTCAGTTGGATAGAGCAACTGCCTTCTAAGCAGTCGGTCGAAGGTTCGAGTCCTTC